CTGGTCGTATGCGTTTACGTACTTGGCCAACGCTTCATAAGAACTCTCAATATAAGGCTCAAATTGTTTTTCACACACCTTGTCAAGGAACGAAACAACGCTTTCATTAGTTTTCTCTCTGCCTTCGTATACCCTATCGACCAAATCACCCAAGTTGAGATAGATACTATCAGTATCACTTGCAATAACATAATCTACACCTTCCGTTTTTAATATGTTGTTCATTTTCTGGTTCATTTTATTTTCAATCCAACGGATTGATACCTGTCCAGATAAGGTAATTGCTTCGGCATTTGCTAGTTTATAATACCTGAAGTACTGATTGCCGATAGCACCATAAGCAGAATTAAGAGATATCTTCTTCGCCATTTGGATGTTGTTGCATCTTGCAATCTCTTTCTCAAGTTCTTTCGTCGCTGTCTTTTCATATGCTTTTTTTGCTTTGATCATTCTTTTCTTGAAGATGACACGTTCATTATACATCTTCTCCATCAGTTCAGGCAAGAACCCACGGACATCTTTGCGGAACATTGCACCGTTGGCACATACCGCATTGTCCTTATACATCTCAAATGTTATCTCTTCTTGAAGGATTCGATCAACCGAAGCTGTTGGATGTCGTTCATCCTTGAGGGTCTCAGGGGAAATATTATATTGCATAATAAGGTGAGGATACAGAGAATTAAGATCGAACGAAACCACCCAATCATATTTTCCTGGTATCGGTTCTTTGACATATGCACCTGCGTATTTTTCGTTTTTACCACTCCTATTCTTTGGAGGGATCACAATGTTTCTTCTCTTTAAGTAGTTATAGATAATCGTATCCCACATTCGCACTTGATAGAACACATCTTCATAATTGACTTTTGCATCATATGCCATCGTCAATGCGAGTTCAATTAACTTCATCTTGTCCTCAAGACGGTCAACCAGTTCTACGTCAATGATATTGTATTCAACAAACTTTTGCCAACCTTTTGTATAGAAATCCTTGAATGTATCAAACTCTGAGTGGTCAAGTTTCTTTTGCCCAAGTTCAACACTTGCAATATAATCTAATCGATATGATTCTTGTGCCTTGTAAGTAAACTTCTTATATAGATCAAGATAGTCTAACTGTGATACACCACCAATATCATAGGAAATATGTTTACGACCTGCGATAAATGTTTCTTCTTCGGTAACTAATCCCCAAGGTGACATTCTCTTCTTGAGTTTCTCACCGAGTATACGGTCAATACGACGACAAAGATATGGAATATCATATAACTTACTGTTCCAACCTGTGATAACTTCTGGTGTATTCTCTTCAATCATCCACCAGTTAATAAAGTCACTTAGAAGTTGATACTCTGTATCAAATCCTTTATAAATTACATTATCTTGTTTATTATTAAACCCACCACGACCCCAAGTACGAATTTGTTTTGTCGTATAATCTTGTAATGTGATTAATAATATTTCTTCTGCACATGATTCTACATCAGGGAAACCATTTTCTGATGCCACCTCAATATCAATTGTGGTTAATTTAATCTTTTCAATATCAAATTTAACTTCTACCTCTGGGTATTTGTCAGAAATGTATTGATAGATATATCTTTCATTACCATAGATATTAAAGTTTTCAACCTCACTATAGTTCTTCATAAAATCACGACACTCACGAACAGTGCCAGGTTCAACTGATTCTACATATTTACCATCAAGTGTTCTATATTTTGTTTTACGTTTTGAATCAACAAAAAGAGTTGGATAAAACTTTTCACGGGTTGCAAAGTGTTTACCATCTTCATAACCACGAACCAAGAAGTTGTCACCAACCATTTGCACGTTTGTATAAAATCTCATTACGTATATACTAACGAAGTTTTTTTCTTATCAGCAAAAACAATATAATAACAGTCTATCTCAGTATCAGATCCATGTCCAGATCTAACAAATATTTTATTCTCAAAGAAGACATAATCATAGACAATTAAATCTTGTGATGTTCTAATCTGTGTAAGGTGAACTGAAAGACTATCGGGATCAATTAAATCTTTCCATTCAATTGGTAAATCAATTGAGTTAGATTTTGTTAATCTACCTCTAGCAATTAATACATCATCACTATCTGTGACTGGAAATGTTTTATTATTCATCAGATGTTAATTCAAGATACCTGTTAATAACCTCTTGGGTTGGATCAGCAATTGTAAGTATATCATCTGATCTAATCATAAACTCTGTTGATCTAGATGCTTCGACAAGTGGTTTCATTTTTTCAAGAGACTCAAAAACAACTGGGTTTGTCAATTTACAATTTGGTTGACCTATCTCTGCATCAATCTCTTCTATCTCACTTATAAGAAGATCATCAACATTAACTAATATGCATTTTATAAGTTTAGCCATTTAATTCTTCCTCAACTTTAAAATTTACATTTTTTTCTTGGAACATTTTTTTTACTCCCTCTATTGGTTCTACAATAGTCATAACACAATCAACAGGTAAAATCATTTTTTTATCTGATGAAATCATAATCCAAGGTGTCATAGTTACATCAATGGCATGTTTTCCATTTGATATTTCTTCCTCGGTCAAAAAAGTTTTTTTTCCAACCTGAACTTTATGAGGATTATTTAAAATATATGCATGTGGAGATGCCTGTTCTTGATCAGATACTAGTTCCTGCATATCTGATATTAAAGTTTCACCTGTTTTGAGAATTGTTAATTTAATAGACATAATTTTTTGCTCCTATAATCATTATACCACAATATCACCAATTGTCCAAGATTTAAATCCACACGCTTTAATTAAGTCATGTACATATTCTTGATTATCTGGATTTACTACTAAACAATATCCAATACCTAAATTAAATACCCTTTTCATTTCCTCTGGTGGTATTTCACCTGCCATCATAATTTGATAAAATATTTTAGGCAAAGGCCATGCATCATAATTTATACGAGCACCTAGACCTCTTGGAATTATTCTTGGAACGTTCTCAACTAAACCACCACCAGTAATGTGTGCCATGCCTTTGACACCATCAAAATTATTCAATACTTCCCTCACAACTTTTGCATAAATGTGAGTTGGATTACCAATCTCAGACACATCTCTATATGCTAATTGATGTCTCCATAACATTTCATTTATTAATGTAAATCCATTACTATGAAGACCATTACTTTCAATACCTATGATTACATCCCCTTGAGCAATGGTTGCACCTGTAATAAAATTTTCTTCCTCTACAACACCAGTGCAAAATCCTGCTAAGTCGTATTCTAAATCAGTATACATTATGTTCATCTCTGCAGTTTCTCCACCTAGAAGAGAACAACCTGCTTCAATACACGCATTTGATATACCTTCAACAACTTGTCCCAACTTATCTTGATCTAATTTACCTGTGGCAATATAATCTAAAAAATATAATGGTTCTGCTCCACTTGTGATTACATCATTCACACACATTGCAACTAAATCTTTACCCACGTTTTCATGTATGTCCCATATATGTGCGAGTGAGAGTTTAGTTCCAACACCATCAGTGCCTGATACTAATACTGGATTTTTATACTGAGGTGGTATTTTAATCGCACCATTAAAACCACCAAATCCACCCATGACTTCTGGTCGATGGGTGGACATAACAGTGTCTTTGATCTTATTTACGAAAGAGTTTCCTGCTTCGATGTCAACTCCAGCAGTTTTATAATCCATTACATAACAATAGTTAATTCTATTATATCACAAAACTACTTTTTTGCAATCCTTCTCTTTCTTTACTCTTTTGATGTCACTAACTGCATTCTTAATTACGGTAAACGGTGTAGTAATTTTCATGGCATTAAAGGTAATCTTTTTTTGCATGATGATCTGGAACTACTTTTGCTAATTTAATAGTAAGCATTCCATCCTCAAATTTTACATCTTCTACTTTTGTATCGTCAGAGAGTGTCCAAGTTCTTGTGAAAGAACGTTGTGCTAATCCCCTGTGAGCATAAGTCTCAGGTTCTTTCTTCTCTTCCTTCTCACCTTTAATTATAAGTTTACCATATTCTGTATATACACTTACGTCTTTTCTCTTAA